CATGTAGAAAGCTCTTTGATTGCTCGTTTGGACCAGGGTTCGATTCCCTGCGACTCCACTAATAAAACGCTGATATTCAGCGTTTTATTATTTTTAATTTGGAAAGTGTGCCGAAAGTGTGCCACTTTATAAACTTGAAAACGCCCTTTCAATAGTTTATTAGTTGTTCCCCACCAGAACAATCAAATGAAAAAATTAAAAATTTCTAAGTGTGTTTACACGATTCCTCAGGTGAAAACAAGAGGAACAAGGTCTTTTATTGAATTCATTTACGACAAAGAACGCTTTAGGCTAACCTTTGATCTAAATAGAATTAAGAATTTAAAAGAAAGACAAAAGAATTTTGAAATCTATCGAGCAGAGATCGAACGAAAACTGCACAATGGATGGAACCCAAACGAAAATGAGGACGAGGTAAATGAAACCAATTACAATTCATTAACTGAATCTCTTCATTTCGCTTTACAAAAGAAAAAGGGAACCGTTCGTGAAAGTACTTTCAAAGATTACGAAATCACTGTAGCGAAATTTATTGAGCATTCTAAAAGGTTCAAATTAAATGATGCTGATATTAAGGATATCACCCGAAAAGATATTCTTAATATACTATCCGCTATGACAATTAAATACAGGTGGTCCAACAAGACATTCAATAAGTATTTAGGAAATATTCGAACATTATTTTCTGTATTAACTGAGTGGGAATACATAGATCAAAATATATGTAGGGACATCCGTTTGAAGAAAACTACACAAAGTGATTACTATGAGCCCGCAAATGATATTCAATTAAAATTAATAAAGGACCACCTGGAGAATGATTTCTCAAATTTGTGGGACTTTGTTTTCTTTCTATTTCAAACCGGCTTGAGGCCTAATGAAATATTGCTGATTCAATTACACATGATTGATTTAAAAAATCGTGTTATTGTTTTGCCTAAGGAAATAATCAAAACGTCGGTTAAAAGGATTGTCCCAATTGACGACTATATTTATGAGTATCTATTAAGTAAGAATTTGAAACAATATGATTCAGACTATTATCTTTTTGGATCCAATAGAAAGTATAAAAACAAAGGGATATCAAATGAAACAGATTTAGTTCCATCGCCAAATCCGGTTCCTAGAAAAACGGTTTCTAAATGGTGGCAGCGTAAAGTAGAAATACCATTGGGTATTGATGTAAAAATGTATTCATTCAAACACTTAACCGCTAATAAAAGATTGGAGGCGGGACAAAGTCTTGATGATGTACAACATTTATTTGGCCATACTAATAAAGCGATGACTCGTGTTTACGCTACACACCTTAACAACATTTACATTGATAAGTTGAAAAACAACAAATTAAGTCTAAACAATGTTGGACTAAACAATTAAAACTTTGGTCAATAACTTTTATAAAAAAATATGGCCTACCTTAAAAAGCAAGATTATATTTGATTATCAAACTAAACGATTCTTACGGATTAGTATTTTGGTAGGTTAGGGTAAAAGCGGGGTGGTTCCCGCTTTTTTTATTTTTAAATCGGGGCTACTATCTACTTAATATTTGAAGTCAATAACTCACTTGAACTAAACCTATTATAATCATTACCATATCTTATTTTAGATGTGGTAATTTTTTTTTCATAGGTAGTTAATATGAGTAATAAACCTCTCACTGTTAAGCAAGAAGCATTCTGTCAGGCGTATTTACGTTTGGGGGATAAATCGGCTGCTTACCGAGCGGTTTATTCTTGTTCTAACATGAAACCTGAAACAATTCATAGTAAAGCGTCATTACTTGCCTCTGTGGATAAGGTTGGGGCAAGGATAAAGGAACTACAGCAGCAAGCCATTGAACGTAACAAAGCATCACTTGACGAAGTGTTAATGGTGTTGGCCGATATCATTCGTTTTGATCCCGCAGAAATGTACGATGAAAACGGAAACTTACTTCCAATAAACAAAATGCCTAAAAAAGTTCGATTATGTATTCAATCTTTCGAGGTACATGAAATATCTAACTTTGGGGAAGAGGCCCCAGAAACCATTACTAAAAAGGTGAAACATTATGACAAGCTTTCTTCAGTTGATAAATTAATGAAACATCTTGGAGGCTATGAATTAGACAATAAACAAAAAGCAATTAATTTATTTAAGCCGGAGGACAGAAAAACAAGACTTGAGGAGTTGAAAGCTAAATTAAAAGGGTAATGCTTAGCGATACTGAAATAATCGAACTAGATCAATTGCTAAAGATTGAGCAATTATGTGTATTACCCAAAGAGGTCAATGAAAACTATAAGTATTTAAAGCAGCAATACGATGAACAAACTTATGTAAATGAAAACCTTGTAAAAGGATCAAAAGGTGTTGTTCTTGAGGGTGGTGCTCGTAGCGGAAAGACTTATTCAAGTCTTTACTTCATTTTATATATATGCTTACATGTAGAAGAAACTTGCGTAATTAATATCGTACGTGAAACTTATAATGAGTTTAAAACTACTCTTTATCTTGATTTTAAAAAGATTCTTCGTGAGTTTGGTTTACCTAATCCATTTGAAACTGCAAAGGATGTTCAATCATTTTATATAGGTAGAAATCAAATTAATTTCATTGGTGCGGACCAACCCAGTAAGGTGCACGGTGCAACTTCTGACTATTTATATTTTAATGAGGTTTTGACTATTAATAAAGAAGTGTTCAAAAACCTTACAATGCGTTGTAATAAGTTTTGGATTGCCGATTTTAACCCTTCGGTAACTGAACACTGGATATTTAATGAAGTTATTACACGTGATGACGTTGGACACTTACGCTCAACTTTCAGAGGAAACCCTCACATTCCAATTGGTCAAAAAATTGAAATATTAGCATCAGAACCATGGCTCCCTGGATCTTATGTGGTTGAGGATGATACTATCAAATGTTTTAATAAAAAAACAGGAAAACTTGAGCCTATATCAGATGAAAATCAACCACCCCCTCATCCTAAAAATACAAGACAAGGAACTGCTAATGAGTTTTATTGGAAAGTATACGGCTTAGGGCTTAGGGGCGCTATGACGGGTATTATTTTCGATAATGTTACTTACATCACTGAATGGCCAGAGGATATCGCCAAAACATATGGACTTGATTTTGGATTTACAAATGACCCAACAGCCTTAACCGCTTATGGTGAAGATGAAAATAATATATGGATTGAATTATTGTTATATGAGCCCATTGATCACCCAGATGATTTAGATACTGCAATGGCATCACTTGGAGTCGCAAAGGATGTTCCTATCACGGCGGATTCTTCTGATAAGTACACTGGCGAAAATAAAGGAACCGTTGAAATGGTCCGCTCTTTAAAAAAGAAAGGATATGCTATTCGAAAAGTATCTAAAAACAAAGGCGTTGTTTTCTGGATTGGGTCTATGAAAAAGAAGAAAATACACTTGGTAATAACAAACGAAAAGCTCGGAAAATTTGCGCGAATTGAGCAACAAAACTACAGATTTAAAGAAGTCAATGGAATACCAATCAACCAACCAATAGATAAGTTTAACCACATGTGGGATTCCGGAAGATATGCCCATATGGCTTACAACAATCCACTAACCCTTCACCAAACTACTCAATCTCTAAACGAATTAGGTATAAATTATTAGAGGTATGGATATAATCGAATTAATCAAAAAGGACATTCAAAAAGCTATAGGTGTAATTGAGTCCCATAAATTACAAAGAAAGGAATGCTTTTCTTGGGAGAACTTAAACAAAGAATTCAATAAAAATGAACGTGATTTAAGGCCTTCACAAGTAGGAAATATACAAAAGGATAAGATCGTTGGAAAGGGCGAAAAGTCAAAGTCTGTAACGGCTATTCGTTTATCAATTCCTTTTGCGAAAAAGATTGTAAATACATCGGTTGCCTTTGAATTGGGCGAACCAGTTACTTTGATTGCAGATGAAAAAAATGAGTTGTTTGAATCTGTTCGAACTACTTGGAAATTAAATCGTTTGGATAATAAACTTCAAGAAGCACTTAAAAAGAAGAAATCTGAATTAGAAAGCTGTATAATATTCCATATTGAAGATATTCCATCAAATAAAGGTTGGATTACGAAGTTATTTAAAAGTGAAAAGAAGCGAATTAAATCCAATATTAAAACCAATAAAGAAGGACGAATGTATCCAATATTTGACGCCTTTGGAAATATGGTTCAGTTTGTATGGAGATTCACAACGAAAGTAAATAGTACTGAGGTTGACAACATTTGGGTTTATACTGATAGAGAACGTATTGTTATTACTAATGAACAGGCTAGAGTGTATTCCGTTGTTGAAACAAAACCCCACGGGTTTGACAGAATACCGGTTGTTTATTTAAATCAAGATGCACCTGAGTGGGATGATGTAAAGACTCTTATTGATCGTTTTGAAGTTGCGTTATCTAAATTGGGAGGATCTAATGACTATGCCGGATATCCATTATTAAAATTATATGGCGAGTTAGTTTCTTTACCAGACAGAAATGATGATGGAAAAACATTGCGTTTCCCTATGAAAGAAGTTGACGATTCTGGAAAAACAATCCATGGCGATGCCGAATTTTTAACGGCTAATAATGCTGCAGAGTCTATTGAACTTGAATTAGAGAAATTATACTCCTTAATTCACGCCATGAGTTCAACACCGGATATTGCTTTTGAGAATTTAAAAGGTCTTGGTGCCATGTCCGGAATTGCTTTAAAGCTAATGTTCTTAGATGCAATCATTAAAGCCAAAATGAATGAGGGGGATAACCGAACAATGATAGAGCGCTGTTTGAATATTATTGCCGGGGGAATTAAGTCAACCATTAATACAAAGCTTTCAAAACAAGATTTATTAGTTTCGATACAATTCAATTCAATTCTACCAAATGATTTAAAAGAGGCGGTTGAAATAGCGACTACTGCGGTTCAAGGTGGGGTGATGAGTAAAGAAACGGCCATTAATTACTTGGATATGGTTGAGGATAAAGAAATTGAACTTAAAAAGTTGGTTTAAATTATTAATAAGTTCTATTTTTGTAAAAAAACATGAAAAAAATAATTATTTTATTAGTACTTTTTAATTTTTTAAGTTGTTCCAATCACGATGATTTTTCTAATGAAGAACCAAAAAATGATGATAATACACCAGAGGTTAGTTTTAAAGAAACTTTTGATAACCAAATATTTGAGCCAAATATTGACACTCAACAAGTAATTGAGATTATTGATGCTGTAGAAGCCGTAGATGGATATATTCTTTTTACACGTGAAGCTTTTCAAAATGGTTCGAAAAGCAATTTAAAAGTATATAAATTCGATTTTCAATTTAATTTAAAATGGTCTATATTGTTAAATGATTCTACGGAATCTATTCCGACTTTTGGTGGTTTTTTTGAGTCAAATGGTGAATATGTTGCAGTGTTTTCTCAATCAGTTTCTAGAGGTCAATATTTTAATGGTGAAGTTAAGGCTGTTAAATTTAACGAATCTGGGGCTGTTATTTGGAATCGAAAATATTATAATTTTAGAAATAATAATAGAGAGGAAGTTTATTTTAGCCATGATATGATTATCCCTTTTGTTAATCATAATGGTGAAAAAAGATTTATAATACAGTCGGATTCAATAAATAATTCGTTTTTATCGGATAAATACTTTAATGAATTATTAATTGATAATGAATTTAACGTATTGGAAGAAAAAGTAATACCATATCCACAGGTTGGTGTTTACCCATTTACGCAGTTTTTGTATGATAACCTCGGTAATAAATATAATTATGGGGCAAATCTGTTTGTAATATATTTTTATGGTTTACCTATTTATACTCGAAATGCTTTATTGATGAAATATAATAAAGACAATGAAGTAATTTACGAAAAAGAGTATGGCACAGATCCTATAGATGAAAGATTTGATAAGATTTTGATTGATAATGATAAAATAGTTGCAATAGGTAGATATGGAAAAGAATCTAATAACTTTTTTTTAAGAAGATCTATTTTTCAATTAGATAAAAATAGCGGTAGTGTAATATGGCATAGTTTAACGGATAGTCATCTTCTAAATGATGAATTATTTGAAAGTCAAACTACGATAGAATATTATGGTAAAGACTTAATTTTTGATAATGATAGAAATTATTTAGCACTTTTCCATGAATCAGGTGGAGTAACAACGTTGATAAAGATAAATAAGGAAGGAAGTTTTCTTTGGAAATACACAAACGATAAAGATACAAATGGAAACTTTTTTCAACCTAGTAAAGTATTTACTAAAGACGAAGAATATATTATTTTTGGAGTTTCTAACTACAATAAATTGTGGGTGAAAAAGATTAAAATAGAATAATAATTCGTTTTTTTTAAATAAACATTTGTATTAAAAAAAAAGCTGGTCAATAACTTGACCAGCTTTTTTTTTGCCCTACCAAATCACTCCTCTAAATTAGATACTAATCATAAATAATTAATTAACAGTATCTAATATGAATAAAAAACAGAGAATTGCGGGTAGACTTAAACATCTCTTTCCTAAGGCTAACCTATCTCAAAAAAGGATAGACGCTATTGCGGCTAAACTTGAATCCAAAATTGCGGACGACGCTGAAGACACTGCCATTGATGAAGTAGTAAATCAGGCTAATGAATTCATGGACTTTGAGGCAATTGCCAAAGAGGACGATAGAATACGAACACTTGAGGCTAATCAAAAGAAAGCTGGAGATACGGAACCGGATCCTGGAACTGATCCGGCTCGAAAAGACGATACTCCCGAATGGGCGAAAGCTTTACTTCAAAAAGTTGAATCGTTAGAAAAAGGCGAAATCACAAAATCAAAGGCGAACACTGTCGCAGACTTATT